TGCTAACGGCATTAGCTACAACTATTGTAGCCGCCACCTTTTACAGCAGCACCCATGCCACGAGCCGTTGCACGACCCATGCTCATTGGAACCTTTACTTCGGCTGTCTTGCCATACGGAATGCGACCTTGACCCTTGATGTCAGCATATTCTACTGCCTTGGGTGCCGCACCCGGCTTATTCGTTACGATTTTTACTGCGCTCATTTTACTCTACCGCCTTTCTTCATTTTGCGAACAACGCCGCCTTTTGCCTTTTTTTGCAAAAGTTTTCTAGCGGCAGCAGCCCCAGCACCGGCGGCTACCAAACCACCTGCCCCCGCAGACTTACCGCCAACGGCTGCTCCTATTTTTCCACCCGCGATCCCAGCAGCCCCGGCTACAAGGTCTTTATAATATTTATCCATAGATTCTGACATTTTAGTCTCCTCGTTGTTTAATGAACTCACGCTGCATTGCGGCATCAATCCGTTGCTGAGTCTGCCGCTCTTGACTGGCCAACCTCTGCTGGAACTGATCTGCCCGCATACGCTGACCTGCTGCCTCAAGATTAAGTTTAGCCTGCGCCTCTTGTGCATCCGCCTGTTCGGACTGCGCCTTAATCTGAAGCTCCTGCTCTTTAAGCTGAACCAACGGATCAGGGCCTTGACCGGAAACCTGCTGAGACATCTGCTTGACCATCTGCATACCCTCGGCAATGAACTGTGCAGTCATGCCCTCAATTTGAAGCATCTCTTCCTCAGTAGCCGCTTCGCCGCCCGCGGCCTGACGGCTCTGAATAAACGCTACCGCCGCCTTTTCACGAGCAGCAATCCGAACGTGCTCCATGATATGCTTCTGCAAAGCCATAGCAATGGCAGGCATACCACCAACCATCGGCGTCGAGCCAAAGACCATATGCGCCATAATGTGCGCCTCATGCTCCTGACCCTCAAACGCCTTCAACTGGATCATGTCCATCGCGTCGATGTTTTCCTGTGCAGGGTCTTTAGGTGTCGGCTCTTCATCAGGAATACGCTTCATAATGCGGTCTGTGTCACGAACACCTAGCGCATCGTACATATCCCGATACACTTCATACATATTGTGCATTTCAGGAGCCGCACCAGCTAGCTGCAACTTAGTCTGAGCCAAAGCAATTCTCTGCGCCTGACTAAATACATTAGGATCAGAAATCGGTAGAACGTCCACCCGGTCATCAAAATCTGTCCGCATGACCGTCGAGTCCGCACCCTCTACAGAATACGGATACTCCTGCGGCAAGCTCTCACCCATCACACGGGCAAGGATTTTAAACTCCTGCCTCATGCCATAGTGCAACCGCTTATGCACCGCACTCATCACACGGGAGCCCTGCTCCAACAAAGCAATAGTCGTACCCACAGCAGCCTGCTGGTTGCCGTCACCGACCTTCATGTCAGTAATCGTAGCAAACCTCTGACCTGCATCGACCACAAAACCTAACAAAGCAAACAAGGTTTGGTCGGGGCCTTTGAAGGGCAGCGGCATCAGGCTGTCACGGATAGCCCCTCCGGGTGCGTCCACATCTCTGAACTCTCCGGGCTGAAGCGGATCATCGTCATCTCTGATACGAAGTCCACGGGCTTTGAAACCCGCAGGGAGGTTGGACAAAGTACCAGCGTCAATCAACTGCCTCAGTGCCGCCGTGGCGGTCCGTGACAGTCCGCCAATGGTGTGAATAAGACCCAATCCATAAAAACCAAACCCCGGAAGGAACTTGAAATGCACAAAATATTGTATCTTGCGCCGTAACTCATCCTCTTCACGGTAATTCCTACGAATCGACAAAATCTGGCCGTTGTCCTGACTAATGGTGACAACATATGGTACCTTAATACCAGTGGGCTCCTCGTCCTCATCTAAATCTTCGTAGCCTTCAATATCCAAATCAACATGACATTCCAAAATAGTGCAGTCATAGTCGATTTGAGACGGGGAAACACCATCAATACGGTCAATCTCGCTATCTACGCTATCTAGCTCTGCCTGTGCAGGAATAACCGGAATGTCCAGATAAAAACCCGCAACCTGCTTCTTCCGCAAATCATTTAATGACATACGAACAACTTGCGTAATATTTGGGCAAGTGTCTAAATCAGATGTCTCATAAGGCACAATAAGGTTTTCAGCAGGAATAAACTTACTTACCGCCCGCCCTAACGTCTCATCGTAGTAAACCTTCTTGAATGTGCTGCCCGCCAATGGCAAATAAAACAGCATCTGATCCATGTCAGGCGTGTAATCCTCCATCACCGTGGTGATGTAGTAATTCATAAACTGCTTTACGCGCTGAGCTTGAGACTGTTTTTCCCGTGTTTCCGACCCCATAACGGCAGTTCGCACCGGACCCGTTGCTGGCAACAACTCATTGAACGCCTGCGCCTGAAATTGAGTAGCCGCTTCAGCCAACAAAGGATGCGTGACCCCGGAGGCCCCCCGGAAGGGCTGGGTTCTTTCCTCGTAGTTAAATCCAAGCAAATCAAGACCGTTTGCGTAAGCATCTTCCCAATCCTGCCTACCCGCCTTGTTAGAATCAAACTCAGCAAGTAGCTCACTAGCTATGCGCCCAAGCTCCCGCTCCGGCATCTCTTCAGCCAAATTCATATAAAAATCATCGCCCGTGCCGCGCTGATCTTCAGGGTCAAAATCAATAGTAACACCGCCGTCTTCGTCCGGCGTCACCTCAATATCCATGCCCTCCGCCATGCCCTCAAAAGCCACGACGTTGTCCATGCTGCCCGGAACCTCTAGCTCCACTTCAGCGGCTAAATCCTCTGGATCAAGCTGAGATGGGACATTCTTGTCCATCATACCACCAATTGGTTCACGTGCCATGCGTTATCTCCTTCAAGACTAACTTACCATAGTCCTATACATATTCCTAGCGACAGGTGCTAAACTGCCCACGCCCCGTGGGCCGCGGTTCATGTTCCGCGCAACGTCGGCCAAACTTACTACGCCGCCTTCTGCTTTTTTAGCTACGCCGGGTACGATGTTCTCTACGTTAAATACGGCATAGTTTTTAGCGTTTCCTTTATCCGGCTCTCTTGTAGTGAACCCGTCAAAACCTAAATCACGAAGCGCGTCATCTAACCCGGTCTCTTCAAAAGACGGCCAATCCCCTGCGGCAATTTCGTTTAAAAAAGAATCAGTGCTTGCGTTAAACTCGTCGCCAAGTTGATCCGCAGTAAAATCTTCTAAAGCACCCCTGTTTGATTTGTACCAGTCGGACTCTTCTAAAACTTTTAAGTGCTGCGGGTTATCTATGTCAAAAAAGTTAGCATCCTTCAAATATACCGGGCGAACATTTCCGGTGCTCCCTGCATAAAAATTAGCCGCGTCAGGAGTTTCAGAAACAAAAGTATACGGGGCGTCCGGGTCAAACTCTTTAAACGCTGCCCCTGTACCGTGGTAAAAGCGTTGCGGTTTGTCACCGCCTAGTAAACCTGACGACTTAGGGGCCGTGGGCCGCGGCTCACGTACCATGTCCAAAATAGGGTCAGGGTTAGTTGGATCGGGATACTTAAACTCAAACCCGTTGCGCTTGTAAAACTCAATTAACTCGTCCTGATCTAAGCCGCCCTCGCCTCGCGGGTCAGGATACAAAGTTAGCCTCGTGCCTGTCGCATCCGCCTGCTCCGTAACACGGCGAAGCATCTCACCGCCCTGCCCTTGACCGGGCTTGTCCGCCTCAATATACATAATGCTGACCGCGTCGTTTTTAACGTCGGGCTGCAACGTAACGTGAGACTTTTCACCTAAATCAGGAAAAAATACCTGCGGTGTAGTCGTCTTCGGGTTGGGTATGCTCCCGCCACGCAACGTCTTTGCTAACGCTTGGGCCCCCTTCAAAACTCCCCCCGGCAACGCCGCTATGCCCGCGGTAAACGGAGCCGCTGCATAAAACGCATCCCCCGCTAAACCTAGCGTCTGTATCCCAGCATCAAGATAATTGCCTTGGGCAACATTTTCAGAAAACGATGGCAACATCTGACCCGGATTAAACGGATCAGGCGCATAGCCCATAACATCGGCAACACCCGCACCCGGCGCAAAACTAGAACCTATCGCACCCGTAGCATACGCCGCTTCTCCCAAAGTCATACTAGGATCCGCGGTCGAAGAAGCTAAGAAATCGTCTTCCGGGTTGTCCGCCATTATTGTAACCCCAACATTTCAAGAAACTTGGCCCCAATGCCCTTTTCCGGCGGAGGCTCCGGTGGCCCCTGCTCAATTAAAGGCATCCCGCGCTCTCGCATCAAATTATATGCGTCACGTTCCTGTTGACGCAAAAGATCTCTGTTATACTCCCCAACAGTAGTGCCCGGAATAAGCTCATCGTCGCTAGCTAAGTTCTCATACGCTGTTATATCATCCGGCTGTGGGTTAATCCCCATCAACACGGAACTGGCATAATCCTTGTTATCTAGCGTAAACTCATCTGCACCATACTTGGCTCGCCCCGTCTCTTCCCGGTTCTTGCGTTGCAAAGCCATATACCCTAAATGGCCTAACTCGTGAGCAATGACCTGCAATGTACGACGCCTTCCAACATTTTCCATCTTTTCGTCGGGTTCTCCGGAAGCGAGGTAGTACGCCGTTGAACCCTCACTTCTGGGCATTTCTCCGTCTGTAACACCTTGCTCAGCAAGGGCTTCTTTAATTCTTGGGGTAAGTCCCCCGATAACGTCGTCGCCTCCCAGTGCGTCGGCGTTAAGAGCATAGCTAGGAACAGAAAGCCCCCGCAAACCACTCGGCATAACATCGCCTTCTCCTACAATAAGTGCCGTGAGCCGCGCTCCCATGTCCGCGGTCGATTGATCGGGGTACTCACCCCGCTCTAAAATATCTAAACCAATACGGGCATACGGGTTATTATCAAAAATTTCCCGTGCACCCGGCTCCATCTGCATCTCAATTAAAGTCATACGCGCCGCTTGATCGCGGGCCTCGACCGACGGGCCTACTAATGAAGCAATGCCTTCTTCCGCCATCAATAATACCCCGAACGGCTAGTTTGAAAATACCCCTCCTCATTGCGAGGAAAATAAACATCAATGCCCGAAGACGGCGACTTGAAGCCCCTAGACCCCGGCTCACGTCCTAAAATCTGGTCTAATTGCTCAAAAACCTTGTCGTCAACCATCTTGGCAATCTCCGCAGGAGTAGCCTTCACCCCAGCTTCTTTTAACAATTTCACACCAAAAGCATTGTTCCGCTTGTCCATAGCTACATCTTCCGGGGTAGCGTTGCCAATTATCGGAATAGGTATAGAATCAATACCCTCTGCAAAATTACCAAGCTTGGTCGCGGTCTCTGGCCCAAACTGCTTGGCCATCTCCGCAGACATCAAAACATGGGCACGAGCGTCTTCTAGCTCCTGAAATGTCGGCATATCATGCCGGGGACGCTGATTACGGATATTTTCGGACGCATCACTCATCTCACGAGGAACAGCCGGATAACCATACTCCTGCTCTAGCCTCTGCTCAAAAGTCAAAGACCCTTCAGGATAATACATAGCAGCACCTTCACTGCCTTCTCGACCAGACTCGCGGACAATATTTTGTTCAGAAGAAGTAGGTGCGTTAAAAAGTGCAGACAAAATGCCCGCTTCTTCAATAGCCGGATTGCCGCCGTCCTGCATATATAGCTCCGGGGCCCCTTTGTAACCACGAAGATCCGTGGCCCGCGAACTAAATTCTGGGGTAGACTGCCTCGTTAAAGGTGCAGCTAAACCCTCATACGGCGAAACACGGCCTAGCTCCTGTTCAAACTGCCGACCCTGAATGGCGCGGCTCCGGGCGGGCCCCGTAAGTTCTAAATTGTAGCCCTCTTCATCTACGGCGGGGACAAAAACACCGTCTTGATAATAGTAACCCTGACCATATTCGTCATAAGAGGGCCGTGTTGCGCGGTACTGGGCTGCCGGATCGGTGGCCCCAAACAGTGCTTCGTCCATACTCATGCTTGAAAAGTCGTTGTAGCCCCCGGCTCCAAGATCTACCGCAGAATCCGCCATCAGTAATAAGCCCTAACCTGTACGTTCGTGTCCTCATCGTCCCAATCGTCACTGGGCAACTGGACAAAGTTACCTTGCCGGTATCGCATTAAGGCCTGTGTCATACTATCAACCAAGTCGTCATGCTCCCCGTTTGGAAATGCCGCCACCTCTTCAATCATCTCATCGGCAAAGACGGTGTCGGGGGCCCAAACCATACCCGCCTCAAAAAGCGGAGATACAGAGTGGACTCGCGTTATCTTATCATTTCCCTTGCTCGGCGTAAAGTTAACAACAGGTATTCCCATATTCCGCAACTCGTGCGTTAACGGCAGTCCAGAGGCTTTAGCTTCCACAATTACTGTGTCGGGTTCCCAATATTTATACTGCTCTAACGCCACCTGCTTTAATTCAGGAAAATCCCACCTGCCCTTCTGACTATCCAAAAGTATGAGTCCCGGTGGGCCCCCTACCTCCTCTGGTCGAAAAACCCCCCACGTTGTTATCGCGCTAAAGTCTGCCGTCTCGCGCTTACTAAACGCCGTATCATACGATTGAATAACATATTCAAGATTTGGAATTCGGTCTTGCTCCCACCGCTTCCACCACTGGCGGGGTATAATGGCGTTCTCTTCACCTGTAGGATTTTGCTGATATTGCGCGTTCCATTTACTAGGCGGAATAGAAGCTTTCACCGCTGTAAGGTCCTCAAGTGACCAAAATTCTGGCCAGCACGGAGTCCCGTCATCAAAAATAGCAGGAAGTTCCACAACTTCCCACTGGTCAGCTAGGGGGTCTTTAGCCATCGCCTTCAAAAGCTGGCCTGTCATATCTTTCTCTGACCACCGGGTCTGAACCAAAACAATTGATCCACCCGGCTGGAGACGTTGCCGGGGGCCCCCAGTGTACCAATCCCAAGCATCGTCAAACCCGTTCGCAGACATTGCCGTCTGTTCCGAATGCGGGTC